GAATAGACTGTTATTGATTTATTAAAACTTATAGAGTTTACTTTTGCTTCATATTTACCAGCAAACCATGGAGATTTTTCAATTTTTGTTTTAAAACCTTTAAAGAAAACATTTTTTGCTTGTTCAGCATTAATAGCAACGTTAATAATATCTATAGCATCTCCAGAAGGTTTCCCATAATATCTGGCAGGATCTTTTAAACATAACAATTTATATACAACATAAGCACATGCTACTGTAGAAACAAAATCTTTTCCACTACCTTTTCCAAGTTGTAAGATAATCTCATTCTTAGTATATTTAGAAAAATGTTGGTTACCTTCTTCTGTGCCAAGCAATACCTGCAAATCTTCTTTACGATAAATCTGACTCATTGCCTCAACAATGTCATACTGAATTTTTGACAATGGTGGCTGCCCTAAATAATCTGAAGACTCAACAAATGTTTTTACATCTATAGGAGTTTCTTCAAATGGATTATCCTGAAGCGCTTCAAGAAAATCATTGAACATTATGGACAATTGTTACAACCTCTCCTTCTTTTGCAATAGTGGAAAGTCTTTGCATAATAAGATCACGGATTTCTGGATGCGTAGATGCAATATCACGAAGAATACCAACAAGAACTTCTTGTCTACGCTCAATCTCAATCATTTCTTCTGCCAATTCTTTATTTTCTAACAATCCAGCCTTTTGTAACATATCAATTCGTCTTGCTTCAATGTCCATAACCAATTTAATTGCTGAAGTTTTTGCAGTGAGATTGGCAGTTGTAGTTGCATCATCAATAACCTCGTATGCCTGTTGAATTAGTTTTGTATAGTGAGCATCAGCACCGACTAGGGCATCTTTTGCACGAGCACGAATGGCATCATTTGCAGAAGCCATAGCTTTCCACTCATTAAGATGTGCAACAACACGAGTACGTGGAAGATCTAAAATTTTAGAAATCTTAGTTGGATCATTTCCCTTAAGATATTCTTCAACAACCTTGTTTACTTCATCAAGATGTTTTACGAGTTCTATTTCTGCGCTTGTCATACTTTCCCTCCAACCTATTAATTTCGTCTTGAATATAAAAAATGGCCTTTTTTAAATCTTCTATATGTTTAGATTCATCTTTAATGCCAGCCCTCCACAAATATTTAATTGCATTACCTATATTAAAGTTTCTATGTCTAGTAATCTCTATTGCTTCTACTCCACTTGGATCTGTAGTGTAATGATATGGATGATTGACTTGATCTACTTTAATAATAAACTTTTCATTATTCATTTTCTAATTCTCCTTTTTGCCACGAGATATATCCTGAAATATTTTCTTTACTTGCTGCTATATGCTCTAATGCGTAACCATTAAACAATTTCCAATCAGTACCACCAAAACAATAAAAACCATATTTTTTTGCAAGTTTTGATTTATTATAAAGCATGTAATCATTATCTGACATAATCATATTTTTGTCAAATCCTAACATTTCTCTAATAGAATGAGTCCATATTAGTGGACCAGTTGTTTCATAAACATAATCAACTTTTGATATATATTTATTATTTGTTAAAGATTTATTTTTTATAAGATTTAATGTATGTTTTATTATTTTATTTTTGGGTTCTGCAGCAAAAATATATTGAGCTATTAAAGGTTCATCAGTTTCTAAAGAAACTAATAATCCTAAATTTCTATCTATCCAGTTATCTATTGGTTTTTTACAGATTGTATCTATATCAATATAAATACCTCCATAAATATAAACAACCATATATCTCCAAAGATCTGATCTTAAAATATTAAATGGATAATTTATAAAAATATTATGCCATTCTTTTCCAAAATTTTCTAAAACAAAATTTTCTCTTTCATCTGCATTCATATATTTATATGACCATTCTGGATTTAAATCAATCCATGTTTTAGTAAAATTTTTTATAGTGTCTGGTAATTTATCATATGAAGTTTCGTATGTTTGCCAAATAATTTTAGGTATCATCTTTTAGACTTTCTTAATCCAAATTTAGCAAGATATACATAAATTGTTTCTATACTTGCTCCACATTCTTTTGCTATTTCTTGTGGAGATTTTTTATCTATAAAATATCTTTTGCGAAGCCATGATTCATTTGTATATAGTTTAGTCATAAGATGCTGCCTTTTCCCAATTATTAATAGCCCAATGTCCTATACCAGCGGCATCTGCTACGTCATAATCTTCTATTTTTTTATCATATACTATTTCTAGTAATTTTATAGTTCTGCGTTTTCTAAAATCACGCTCATATGATTTATACCAAGATAATGATTTTCCAGGATTGGCATTTCTAATTTGTAATTGTTCTTCTTTATTTAATTTTTTATTACCCAAATAATTTTGCCATGTTATTGGAGACACCCTGCCAATTACAGATATATTGCATAATCCAACACCACCTAAAATTGCACCCTGTACTAATGCAAGATCTGCTGCAGTTTTTGGGGAATTCATAAATACTGTATGCTCAATAACAATAGCATTAATCATATTATAATGACTAAACAATGCTTTTGTTTTAGCAGTAGCATCCTGAACTTTTTCATAAATATTACTACCTTCAAAATTTATTTTTCCATACCCAGTTAATTTTTTGTATGTATAAAATGCAAATGCAAGACTATTTGTACTAGCATCAATAGCACATATATGACTAGGTTGGTTGGTCTTGTTCATAATCTATAACTCCAAGTTGTTTTAATTCTTTTAATGCTTTACTAACTAGCTTAGGATCTATATTACAAAAATAACAAAGTGGCCCATCAACATATGTTGATAGTTTATTTCCACAATTTCGGCAATTACGTCTTTTACCTTTTCGTTTTTTTTGCCTTATTGTTTTGTATCGTTCTGTAATTTTTTCTTTTGTAGCAATTTCTCTACACTGTTCTCCGCAATATACCTGATAAGATACTTTTGGTTCAAATGTATTGCCACAATCCATCCTATTGCATAGTTTCACTCAATTCCTCCAGAGGTTTTATTTTAATTACCCCATCCCCAAGTTTTAAACAATCTTGCTGCACTGGACATTTTTTACAAATTTTTGAATTAGATCTATAAGGTATTTCAGGAAGTTGTCTTGCTTTCCAAGCATCTTTTACTTCCTCCATCCAGTCAAATGTATTTGATGCCCACTTTTTATATATATCATTAATCTCTACTGGAATAGCAAATAGTTCATGCGTGTTTTTATTTTCATACAAAACTATTCCTTTAGTTTTCTTTAATACCTTCATATAAAGAATTAATTGTTCTATGTGATAGTCTCTAGGTTCTCCACTTTCTTTAATACTTTGAAATGCATCTGTTGTTACTGTTTTTAATTCTAAGACATATTCTTCATCTTTCCATTTTACAAGCCCATCACAGATACCACCAAATAATAGTTCTCCATCTTTGCCATTATAGGAAAGACTAAACTCAACATCAACGCCTACTTCAGAATTCATAACTGCCATACTAAGAACTCTTTCATGAGCATCAGTACCGCTTTTCATATTTGCAATATCAAATGGTTTTGTTTTATCTTCAAAATTAGCACCATCAAAAGCAATATACCAATATCTTGGACACTTGCCTTCGCCATATACTAGTTTAGAAGGAGTAAATTTCTTTTTAGTTTCAAACTTACTTCTATCGTTTGATACATATCCTTTTTCAATTGCACTAACAAAGCTTTTAGAATCAAAAGAATCATCATTTTTAGATGACCTTATCATTATTTCTTTAATCAAATTTTTACTCATTATTATCCTTTATATATATATTATATCAGTTAACGCATTATGTACTTTAGTGCTGAAACAAGATCATTTATAGCTTCTGCTGCTGTATAGTAAATATTTTTTTTGCCCCTGTCTGTTTTATCAACATTTGTCATCCATGTTGCTCTAAATGCCATTTTTGCAGCAATTGCCTGTAGTCTTACTATTTCTAGACTTGCAACTTGGGGTGGTATATCTGGTTTAATAATAAGTTTAGCAATCATTGTTAATGCTGTTGTTAACTCTACATCTTTCATATAATCAGATATCTCAGATAGTCCATTTATCATTTCTAAGGTAGTTTTTTGTGGTTCATTCTTTTCTGTCATTTTGTTTCTCCCATGTTAATTGATCAAGTAAATCAAATTCTATAATAGCAAGCCTTGTTTTTTTATTACCTTCTCCAAGAATAACAACAATTGCTGGAGATTTATCAGTACCAGCCTTTATACTATCAGTGACAGCCTTGGCCCATACCTCTTGATTAATGGTAAAAGATATTGATACTTCTTTAAAATCAACTATAAAATCTCTCCAAGTTGCATCACCCTTTTTAGTATTGCGCCCAGAATTTTTATGTTGTTTAGCACCTATTCTTTTACTCTCTATTTTCTCGCTCATAATCTTTCTTTTTCTTATATCCAACATAGTATAGTTGAACTTCTGATAAATGTTTATCTACACACATCCAAGATGCCATACCAGTTTGTGCATATAATCTCAAACTATTTACTTCTTTTTTACATACTTTACAAAGAAACTTTCCTTTATATATTGTAAATTTATTAGACATTATTTAGTTTATTCTTTAAAGAATCCTGAAAATCTAAATCTTCTCTAACACGAGATATTATTCCATCCCTACCTTGTACTTTTGTACCATCATCTAATTGATACCAAGCACCAGTTCTTGTTATATATCCAGCTAATTCTGCGGTATCAACAAGATCACCGATAGAATCAATACCAAGATTATTGCCTCTAAAATAAAAATCATATTCACCACTTTGAAAAGCAGGAGATGTTTTAGAAAATTGTAACTCCCAACGAACTTTTCTACCAATTTTTTCTTCAATAAGTTTATCACCAACATGTATTTTTCCTTTTATTGCTTGATTATCTGATTCAGAAGAAAATAGTTTAATTACTGTTGAAGAATAAAATTTAGTAGCCTGACCACCAGTAGGTTGTTGACTTGTGTACATAGCACTAATATTATTTCTTGATTGAGAAATTAACACAAATAAAGTTGGCTTGACTTTATTATTAGCATAGTTAATCATTTTCCATGCATTACTAAAATCACGTGATTCTGCACCAATCTGTTTAGTATTTTCTAACTGCTTTAATTCTTCTGAATCTTTTTCAAAATAAATAGCAGGAAGTAATGATGTAATTGAATCCACTACAATTAAATCTACTCCAGCTTCCATTAGATTAATACCCACATCTACCATTTCATTAATAGTTCTTGCCTGTGATACTATCAATTTTGAAGTATCTACCCCAAGTTTTTCTGCCCAATCTTTATCATATGACATTTCTGCATCTATCCATGCACAAACTTTGCCTTCTTTTTGTGCAAGACCAATCATTTGTAAACATAACGAAGATTTGGCACTAGATTTACTTCCCCATACTAATACCTGTCTACCATATGGTAATCCACCATTTAATGCACGATTAAGACCAAAACTTGGGGTTGCTGCATATTCTGTTTTAGGAACTGCATCACCAACTAAAACATTTTTTCTTAATTTAGGATTAAGTTGTGCTAAAACATCTTCAACTGTAAGTGTCATTAGAATCTTACCCCATGCTTCTTTGGTCTATGAGTATTTCTTTCCATCTTTTCTTTAATAGCATAGTCAATAGATTTTGTTACATATCCTGCTTCTGCCATTCCCGCATAAAGATCAAGGGTACGAATAATAATATCTGCAAACTCATCTGATATTTGTTCAGGGTCCATTTCTTTACGAACAGCCTCCATAGCCTCAGATACTTCTGAAACAATCATCATCATTTGTTTTGCTATAAAAATAGGATCTGCAGTTCTATCCCAAAATCCTTTATTTACTGCATTCTTATGTATTTCTTCTGCTAAATCATCAAACATTTACTACATCCTCCATTATTACTGTTCCATCTTTTGTTTTACCAAATTCAAACTTGTAAACATTTCCTGCTTCTACATGCATATATGCTTTTGCAAATGATGTTGGAAATACTGTAACCGCATGTAATTCTCTTCCAGCATCTGCCAATGTAAGCGATGCCATTTTTTTACCAGCTTTTGTAACTCTTGGTTTAAATGAAACAACAAACATTTCATCATCTTTATATGGCAACATTTTA